GATCGTTTTCTCTCCGTTGTGGAGAGGTACACGGATATCCCGGAGCTCACGCCCTGCATCCTCCATGAGTTCGTGGAGAAAATCATCGTCCATGCGGCCAGCGACCCGAAGGGCAAGAATCGGACGCAGGAGATCGACATTTACTACAAGGGTATCGGAGCCTTGGAAATGTCAAAAGTCACGGCATCAATGGAAAAATGAGAAAACGGTACAGCCGAAGCTATACCGTTCTCTCTTTCCTCACGATGTTTTCTTATCGGGAGCTGCCTTCAGGCGGCCCTTTTGTTGGGAGAAATTGATCTTGTTCATACCGTCCAGCCGCTGTCTGCCGGCGGCCCGGTCGTCTTACAGCTTCTCCGCCCAGAACACCACCGCGTCCCGCAGAAAGCGGGCGCAGCCCGGCAAGGTTTTGTCGTAATAGGCGGTAAACCGCCCGTCCGATAAGTACAGTTCCGCCAGCCCCATGTGTTTTGCAGCGTCATATCTGTTCCCAGTGATGGTGAGCCACCGGCGGTGAAGGCGGGCCAGTGCCTGTCCCGTCTCCCCGGCCGGGTTGGCCCCCTGGGAGACGGCATGTTCCAGTGCCGCCTGAATTTCCAGCCCCAGCTGGTTCCACTCCTGGTACTGTTCCCGGGTCAGTCCCATTACCGCCCGGTTTGCCTGTTCCATCTCCCGGCCGCCGTATTTCTCCCGGACCTCTGCGCCGTACAACCGCTCATTCTCCTCCACCACCCGGCGCTTAAATGCCTGAAACTTTGATTCGTCGCTCATAACTTCTTTCCTTTCCTCTGACAGGATTGTCTCCTTTACAGAGCTTATCAGCCCGCTGATGCGGGCATGCTCCGCTTCCAGAGCCGACAGGTGGCCCCGCAGGGCTGCCAGCCGGTCGAAGGAGGGGGCATCCAGAACCGCCTTGATCCGGGCCAGCTCCACCCCGAGGGCCCGATAATACAGGATGTCCTGGAGCCGGTCCACCTCCGCCGGGCCGTAGTAGCGGTATCCGCTGTCCGCCGTTCGGCTGGGCTTCAGCAAACCGATTTTGTCGTACCAGCGCAGCGTGCGGGTGGACACCCCGGCCAGGTGCGACAGCTGTTGAATGGAATATTCCATATAAATCCCCTCCATGCAGTTATTTTAACGGTTGACGCTGCGTCAAAGTCAAGAGAAAAATGAGAAAATTTTTTCTCCTGCCCACATTCCTCCCGCCCTGCTCCGCTTTTCCCTTCCGGAGCGCAACTCCATGAATGCCCGGGTTGGCTGCACCCGCCATCTGTTCTTTTCATAAGATGGAGAAAACATGGAGGTATTCCTATGCCTATTATCTATCTTTCTCCCTCCACCCAGGAAAACAACTATTTTGTCAGCGGCGGCACTGAGGAGCAGTATATGAACCTGCTGGCAGACAAGATGGTCCCATACCTGGATGCCTCCGGGATCCGGTATGTCCGAAACACCCCCAGCATGACGGCGGCCAGCTCCATCGCGGCCTCCAACGCCGGAAACTTTGATCTCCACCTGGCCCTCCACTCCAATGCAGCCCCAGAGGGCCGGTACGGCACCGCCAGAGGCTCCATCGTATTTTACTACCCCGGGAGTGCCCAGGGGCAGCGGGCCGCCCGGATCATCGCCGACGGCTTGAAGGCCATCTACCCCATCCCAAACCTGGTTCGGGCCGAGGGAACCACTGCCATCGGCGAGGTGCGGCGGGTGCGGGCTCCCTCCGTCTTTTTGGAGCTGGCCTTCCACGACAATGTGGAGGACGCCTCCTGGATTAAAAATAACCTGGACGCCATTGCCCGAAACCTGGTCCTCTCCCTCACCGAGTACTTTGGAATTCCTTTTTATGAGACGGAGAGAAACCGCACCGGCACCGTGGATGTATCATGGGGCGTACTGAACATCCGGGCCCGGCCCAGCACCGGCGCCCCAATTCTGGCCCAGGCTCCCGACGGGGCCCAGCTGCATGTAATCAACCGCTCTGACGGCTGGTATCTGGTGGATTACAACGGCGTCATCGGGTACGCCAACGGCGACTTCATTACCCTGAACTGACCGCGAAATCCAAGGAGGTATTCATCATGGACATTCATGTGGTTCGGCCAGGCGACACCATGTACTCGGTGGCACAGCAGTACGGCGTCTCCATGTCCCGGCTTCTCAGCGACAATCAGCTTCCGGACCCGTCCCGGCTGGTGGTGGGGCAGACCCTGGTCATCCAATATCCCCAGGTGACCCACACCGTACAGGCCGGAGAAACTCTGACGTCCATTGCCGGCGCCTATGGGACTTCCGTGCGCCAGCTGCTGCGGAACAATCCTGAACTCCAGGGTGAGAGCAGAATCGTCCCTGGCCAGGTTCTTGTCATCTCCTACCGGCAGGCCCGGGAGGGAACCCTCTCCGTCAATGGCTACGCCTACCCCTATATTGACCGGGGCCTTCTCCAGCGGACACTCCCCTACCTCTCTGACCTCACCCCATTTACCTACGGCTTTACCCCTCAGGGGACCCTGATCGTCCCCCAGGATCAGTTTCTCATTGACGCCGCCCTGCGAATGGGGGTGCGCCCGCTCCTTCACCTGTCCACCTTGACCGAATCGGGAAATTTCTCCAATGAACTGGCTCACACCGCCATTACCGACCGGGCAGTCCAAAACCGGCTGATTGCCCAACTGCTGGAAGTGATTGCTCAAAAGGGCTACCGGGGCCTGGACGTGGACTTTGAGTTTGTCTCCGCATCCGATGCAGAGGGCTACGCCGCCCTTATCTCCCGCCTGCGGGAGGCCCTTTCTCCCATGGGCATGCCCGTCATCGTGGCCCTGGCCCCTAAAATCTACGCGGACCAGCCTGGTCTGCTGTACCAGGGGCACAACTACGGCCTGCTGTCCAAGGCCGCAGACTTTGTATTTTTAATGACTTATGAGTGGGGATATACATATCAACATTTAAGATATATGTTAAAAAGGACGCCCACCGACAAGGAGTGAATCCCGAAGCCGACAGGCGTTCTTTAATGATTATTTATTTTACCGCCGCATTGACCATCAGCGCCACTTCCTGCCTGGTGGCGTAGCTCTGGGGGCGGGTGCCGTCATTGATGCCTCTGGCCTTGGCCTCCGCAAGGCCTTGTTTCGCCCACCCGCTGGCGGGCAGTTTGGCCCGTTCGGCCTCCATGGCCGCGTACTCCTCCCGGACAATGGCCCGGATCCTCTGCTCGTCCAAATTGTCTCCCTCCAGTTCATTGTCCACGTCAGCCCGAAAATCGTCCATGCTCTTCCCAAATTTGGGGAACCAGTGGAGCACGTCCCCGTGGTTGGAGGCGATGCCTCTCTTATACCCCTCGGCGTGGCAGAGCACCACCCCATCCCCCAGCGGGTCCAGGCCAAACTCCCGGCACAGGTGCGCGGTCAGCTCCACCGCCTCCCGGTACACCCCCTGAAAGTAACCGGCGTCCGCCAGACCGTCCTCGCAGATCTCAAAGGAGATGTGGGTGTCGTTGCCGCTGCGGCCGCAGTGCCAGCCCCGCATGGTCCAGGGCAGAGTCTGGTACGCGGCTACACTTCCGTCGGCCAGCCTCCCAATGAAGGCATGGGGGCAGGCCCCCACCCCCGGCTGGTTCCAGTGGCGCAGGGCGGGCTCACCCAGCAGGCCGTCGTTTGGGGCCACGTAGCGGCTCAGGCGGGGGTTGTTTGCCCCCGTGCTGTGTATCATTACCCCCTGGGGCACAATGGTCCTGCCGCGTCTGTAGCAGTCGTTTTGGGTCAATATTTGTTTCCTTAGATTCATAGCGCCTCCCCTTGACAATACGGCGGCGGCGGGTATAATGAAGATAGAAGGGCGCTGCGACAAGCGGTTAGCCCAGGTACAGAGTTAAGGTCTCAAAAGAAACCGTCACCTGCCGGGGTGGCGGTTTCTGCGTTTTACCACAATCGTCACCGCGAAGGCTCCGATATGTAATGTAATGCGCATGGCCTCACCCCCTTTCCGGGGATGTGGCTAACCGCCTGCCGTTGTTGCAGCGCCTGTCTCCATTCTACACAGGCCGCCGCATACTGTCAATCTTTGCCGCCCGCTGGGGCGGCTTTTTTGTTACACCTGGGTCTCCTGGTCCTTCTCCTCGTCCTCCGCTTCGCAGGCCTTCACCACGGCGGCGAACACGTAGCGGTCCTTGGCCCGGTAGGCGGCCACCAGCTTCTGGTAGTGCCGGCCCATGAACTCTCGCAGCTCCTTGCCGTCAGCGCCGTCCATGTCGGCGGGAATCGGCTTTTCAGCCCTCAGCATGGCAAGACCCACGTTTAGGTCGGGGGCGTCGTTCTTCTCGGTAGTCTCAAAAATGTCATAGATGTAGTTGGCGTTCATAATTTTTCTTCCTTTCTTTATTGGCAAATTGTTACTGTGTCAGCTGCTTGCCGATCTGGTTCACGCCGGTGGCCGCCAGGCCGCTCACAATGCCCACCGCCAGGGCGGTCAGGGGGTCTGCGGCCGGGAAGTCCTGCAAGCCCGTGTACAGCGCCGTCAGGCCCAAAGCGCCCCCCAGGACCCCGCACAGCACCGGCAGCCACTTGTTGTCCAGCCGTGTGGCTTTGACGACCTGGGCCAGCAGGTAGCAGACCACCGTAATGGCCGCCACCCCTGCAATTCCCAAAGATGCAATGTCCATACTCTCACCTCCCCTCCTTCAAAGTCCCGGAGCCCCTGAGGCCAGCCAGGCCGCAAAGGCGCCGGCCAGCACCAGCAGACCCTTTTCCACCAGACTCTCCCACCGCCGCCCGGGCTTCTGCTCCATGGCGTCCATCCGCCCGTCGATGCCGTCTACCTTTTTGCTCAGCGTCTCGATGCTCCCGGCGGTGTAGTCCTGCTTCACCACCATCTCACGTACCGCTGATGTCAACTCGTTCAGGGCGTCGGTGGACTGCTCCAGCTTGTCAATCCGGCGGGTGTTGCTCTTGGCCCTCTGGTCCACTTCCGCCAGCCGTACCGCCAGCTCCTCGTTGGTCATGGGCATTCCTCCTCACTCTCTTCCCGGGGGCGCCCCCGTTTGTTGCAGTTCCAGGTACATCAGACCAACATTCCCGTCAGCTCCTGATATTCCGCCTGGGTGAGCTTGTCCGCAGCGTAGAAAATATCCAGCTTGTCCGCCATACCATGGGTCTGGCCCCGCTCAATCATGCGCTTTAAGGTCCGATACAACATCCGTTACACCCCCTCTGTTACGCCCAGCTCCAGAAGCGTCAGGCGGTACTCATGGTCCACCATAAGGGCGTCCATGTCCTCTTCCCGGGTGGGCTCCGGCGCTTGCTCCGGCGGCAGGCTTGCCTTCCATGCCTCCCATGCGGCAGAATTGGGGGTATAATCGGTCACGACGCCCTCAGGTGATATGCTCAGCGTCACAAATCCGTTATAGGTAAAAAAGTCAACCTTATCCGAGGGCGAAGAAATAATATGTCCTGCCCTCAATGTTGTTTTGGTGTGACACATTCTGAGGTGCATACCAAGTAACTCTGTTGCCTGAATAGGAGTAATCAGATCGATACGAGTTACTCGGGGTCCCAGATATACCCCATATATTTATGTGTGGGTCAGTGCTTGGATGTAAATACCCAGAGTCAAGACCAGAGACGATTCCCCATACTTTAGGCACAAAATCGAACCTTTACCTAAGCGCTATATAACTGTACTGTGACGATTCCTCGTTCAACTGAGAATTATCCCACCCACTGTACCATGATAAAATGCTTGATGTTAAAGAAAATACTGATTCTTCATAAGAGCTACAGTTGCCATTTTGTCCTTTTCCAAAATACATTGTCAAATACCGGGTGCCTCCTGACACAAAAAAACCCATATGTCTCCACGACGTTCCAGACCGCTGAAAAATTAATACAAACTTAGGAGAAAAAGGGAAGGTTAAACTGCACGGATTGGACGAGCCATAGGTCCCTGTTCCAGTATAACTTCCGGTCGCAATCTTGGCCGCGCCGGACAGTCCGAGGGCGGAGACCAGATCGGACAAGCCGGTCCAATACGGGGCCCCGCTGGTCCCCTGCCGGAGCACAGATCCTGCCGCGGCCGGGAAAGGAAGTTGTTCAAGCAAATCGGCAGCGGATGGATACAGCAGCCTGTTTCCCTCCCAGATGCCTTTTCCCGTTCCCCCGCGCGCCACCGCCAGGATCCCGCTTGTCATATCTCCGGCCCCGTGGGTGTGGGTTTTTGCCGCATAAACGGCGTCAAAGGCTTCCTTCAGCACGGCCTTGATCCGGCTCCACAGCACCCGCTTTGTCCCGCCTTTGTCAGCGCTGTCCACCAAGGTCAGACTGTCTGCATCCACCGGCGTTTCCTTGGCTGCCGCGCTCTTCAAAGGCGCTTCATAGTTCATCTCCGGCATCTGCGCCGGGACCACCTTCCCGTCCTCTCCCAGGTCTGCCTTGCGCCCCGACGCCACGTCGAGCTTGTCCCAGTTTTCATTCAGCATGGTATCAATATTAAACGTGTCTGCGCCGTCGGCCACCGGATCTTTCTTCAAAAGATTCAGGTTCTTTGTATAGCTTGACATTACATGCTCCCTCCCGCAAATTGATTGAGTGTCAGACGTTCCATCTCCGCCAGCGTCTTGACCTGATGGAGATCCCGAATCAGCAGATACCGGAACAAGAATTCCAGCGCCAAGTGGGCCGGAATCACCAGTGCAAGAGCGTCCTTCAGGCTGTCCAGGTCCTCCGGAATACCAAAGGGCCCCACAAACTGAACCACGATCTTCCCGCCTGTGAAGTCCACTTCCACTGCGCCGTTGCGCCAGGAATCCGCCACCATTTGTATTTGCTCCAGGGTCGCCTTTCCGCTGCTCCTCCATTTTGCCTTTACGGCGGTCCGGCGCTGGTCCAGTGTGGCCCCCGCAGGGGGCGAGATCCCTGCCACCCGCTCCTCTACGGGCAGATTCCAGGTCACCGTGTCCAGGGAGATCTGCCGGGGAAGGGCGTCGGTCTCTCCCCGCTGTCCGGCCAGCTTGGCCTCTACGGCCGCCGCCAGCGCCATGATCCAGGGGTCCTTTCGGTATTGGACGGGCAGATTATCCAGCATAGGTAATCGCCACCTCCCCCAAAACCGCGGCGCACCTGGCTGTGATGTCCAGATTTGCAGTTCCGCCGTTCACCATCAGCCCTTCATAATCCTCCACACCCTCGGTGTCCAGTATGGCGGAGCCAATCCGGGCATAACTTACCCGGTAGTCCCTCCCGCCTCCAACAGACGGCGTGTAGGCCGCCAAAGTCTCCTCCCTCAGATAGTTTGCCACCGCCGCCTTTATGGCCTCACTCACAGCCGCCTGTTCCGCTCCGGGCACTGCGGTAACCGTCAGGGACAGATCCACCGTCCGGGCCTCAGCGGCGGACACATAGCAATGTGCTCCGATTGGAGCTTCGCCCTTCCCGGTCCCTTGGCTGTCCGGATCGATATGCTGCTGGACCTCGCCCACCAGCTCCCCGCTGGCTGGCTTCCCAAATTGGTCCACCAGCACCAGCCCCACCGTGTTTGCCCCCCGGTCCAGAGGGAATACGGCAGGTTACAATCTGAAGTGCAACAGGCGAAAAATAAGAAGACAATACGCAGGCCAAAGTGTAAAATGGAGTCACCACAACAACATCAACACGGAGGCGAGAGTATTGTCCTACACACAT